AGGAGTACTTGGTTCAGGTAGAATGAACATAGCAGACTTGATGGAACTACCTGAGTATGTAGCCAGAGGAGCAATCGGAGCAGCTGCTAACTTACCTAAAGAGATTGGAGGTAGTGGAGACTTTGCCTCATTAATTGAAGGTACAAGTAAGAAAGTAAACAACCCATACAAAGAGCAGTTATTTAAATCAATGGGTTTTAGAAAGTTTTCCTTTAACTATGCCTTTGCACCGAGAAATGAGAAAGAGTTATCAGAGGTACAAGCAATAATTTCATTGTTTAAGTATCATATGCACCCAGAAAAATCGAAGGGAGAACTATTTCTTGTTTATCCATCAGAGTTTAGTATAGAGTTTTGGTCGTTAAACAGTTCAGGCACCATGGAACGAAACCCACAATTACCAAGAGTATCATCTTGTGTTCTTACTAGTGCTAAAGTTACATATGGCCCCGACGGAAATTTTAACACGTTCATAGATAACGGTGCTGCAACAGAATATGGCTTAGAGCTACAGTTTACAGAACTAGAAACAATGACAGCAGATCGAATAGACGAAGGATTCTAACATGTACTTTAAAGCATTACCAAAATTATTTTACCCATACAAACGTAACGGGAAAACTACACGAACAGTTGTTCCAGATATATTCCGTAGAGTTCAACTAGATAGATTTTTTAAATTTAAACAAGCTCTTTTGTCGTACTATATTTCAGACGGCGAGGCACCAGAACATGTTGCACATAAAATTTATGGCAATACAACGTATCATTGGATAGTTTTAATTGCAAACGATATTATTGATGTGTCAAGAGAATGGCCAAAGTCTAATGAACAACTAACATTATATTGTAATGACAAATATGGAATTAATAATTCAGGCGAAGTTCATCACTATGTAATGGTAAGTGATAAATCTATCATATGCGATTGGGATGCTACTAGATTAGCAAATAGTGAAATAGAAGCAGTTACACACAGAGAATACGAAGAAGACATAAATAATAACAAGCGACAAATATTTTTACTTGATCCTAAATACTTAGGTGAGATAGTACTACAATATAAGTCCTTGGTAAAATGAGTTTAAAATATGACTGAGGTTAGTGAATCTAATAAAGCAGGCGATATAGTATTAGACCGTATTGATATTACTAGTAATGATAATGTTACTTACGATCTAAAATCTTATATGATTGAGTTCCGTTTAGTGGAAGATATGTTCGGACAGGTAATGTCAGGTGATATATCTATAGCAGACGCTACAAACGCAATAACAAATTTTCCAATTTTAGGCGGCGAAGTAATAACAATAAGATTCCGCTCACCTATATTTGAAGACGATCCAGATAACATAATTGAAAAATGTTTCCAAGTGTATGCTATAACAGATAGATCAGTTCTCAATGACAGAGAGCAAAGGTATATACTTCACTTTATGTCGTTAGAAGGAACAACAGATAGTTCTAAACCTTTATCTAAAAGATTTACTGGCTATACACATGATATGGTCAACGACATATATGTAGATTACATGAAGGAAAAACGTGTCCTTACTGAAGAAAAGTTTTCAGATCTAGTTATTGGCGATACGCCTCACACATCTGAGATTAACTACATATCTAATTTTTGGACACCTATTCAAAATTTAAACTACATTGCAAAGTATTGTAATGGCGCAGAATTCAGAGGTTCTGATTATGTATTTTTTGAAAGCAATAAACACTTTTTCTTTACATCAGTACAAAACCTTATTAAGAAACAGGAAGACGCCATATTCGATCAATACAGATACGACCCTCCTGGAATAACAACACCAGTAGCTCGATCACCAGAATATAGTTTTGCAGGTGCTGAACTAGATCCAAAGTTTACGCAGATATCAGATATTAAATTACCTAGAACAATAGACATTTTAGACGGACAACAATCAGGTTATTACTCACAGTCAGCAAGAGCATACGATTTATTTACAAAAGAAAGAGTAGAAGCTTATATAGATATACGAGATTCTTTTTCAGAGTTTGTACATACAGATCCAGGCATACCAATTCCTTCAGGCATACAACGACACCCTATGTCAAGGCAAACATTAAAGGTGTTGAACAGTTTTGCTTATGTAAAGCCAATGTCTATACCAGGTGGTAAAGCTAAATCTACAAACGAAGCAGTGGTATACAACACCCTTTACAGGGACAATTATTTAAATTCATTTAAAGATTACACGTTTGAAATTACAGTTCCAGGTAGAACAGATATAGCAGTAGGACAATTAATTGTTATTAAGTTTCCGGCTACAGGAGATAAGTCTGCAGACACTTCGGTAGACGACTTGCACGATAAATTAATTTCAGGGAAGTTCCTAATAACAGCTATTAAGCATGTTATTACTTTGGAAGACCATGTAATGACAATGGAAGTAGTTAAAAATGGCTTGGCTCTACATGCCGGCCCAGCTGATGATGGCGTATTGGAGGATGTTTAATGCCTAATAGATTAAAAAATAATAAAAAACTAGACCTACCTGATTGGATATGGTGGATAGGAGTTATTGAATCAAGGCTAGATGTAGCTGAGGCAGGTAGATATAGAGTACGGATAATGGGCTACCACACAGGTAACACAGATACATTACCAACAAAAGATCTTCCATTTGCAACAGTTATAAACTCTCCTACAAGCGCTAGTACATCTGGTGTTATGGAAACACCTAATTTATTACCAGGGTCAACAGTAGTTGGTTTTTTCGCAGACGGCGAAGAAGGCCAAATGCCAGTTATAATAGGATCAATTGCAGGCAAACCTTCTGCCCCAACTGATGAAATGCCAGCAGAGAAAGGATTTAACGATCCAGCAGGCAACTGGCCAAGAGGAATGGATGGCTCAGAAATACCTGAAGGGTTTAGTGGAGTTGGCGAATCTGATTTATCTCGTCTAGCTAGAAATGAAACAGCTGAGCTACACTATTCGTTACTCAACAAAAGAGAAGAAAGAACAACAGAAGTTAGAACAGCTAAAGCACCATCAGTATCAGCAGCCACAGGCGATGCAATACTAGATGACAAAGAAGGTAAGGATTATGAAGGTAAAACTTGGGACGAACCTCATGCGAGAGGACACGAAACACCAAAGTACTTCAACCCATTAACAGATTTAAAAGCAGGCGGGACAGGACAGCCACCCGAACCAGGTACATATACATCTCAATATCCTTTTAATCAAGTTAAAGAGACAGAAGCAGGCCACGTATTTGAGGTTGACAGCACAAGTGGTAACGAAAGAATATCAGAATATCACCCAATAGGAAACTATACCGAAATACAATCAGACGGAACAAGGGTTAATAAAATTAAAGGGTCTGACTATGAGATTATAGCAGGCGACAAAGACGTCCTTATAAGAGGTTCTTGCAACGTAACAATAGTAGGAGATGCTAAAGTTTTGGTCCAGGGCGATAAGTATGAGGAAGTAGAAGGAGATTATTTTTTATCTGTACAAGGTGACAGGGTTACAAAAATCAACGGCAATGACATCAAATCAGTCATTAGTGACGTCACTGAGACTATTAAAGGCAACAGAACTGTCCGTATAGGCCTGGATGATACGCAGGACGTAGTAGGTAAACAGTCAGAAACAGTTGCTAAACAAAAAACAGAATCGGTTAGTGGTAATGTAGTTGAGACATTTGGTTCAAGCCATAACACTACTATTACAAAGAACCGTTTACAGATGACAGGTGGAGCATTCCAATCTGTATCTGGTGGCAATATGGCTATAGCTACAGGCAAGATAATGGAAATTGGTTCTAAAGGAAATATGCTTATTACAACAGAAGCAGATATGACTGAAACAATAACAGGACAACAATCAACAACCGCCGCTAATACTGATATTAATAATACAGTAGATGTAACAGGCGATGTAAATATAACAGGAACAAGTACCGCAGACGTAGATCATGATTCAGCAGGTATATCAGGCAAAGGACATACACATACTGATACAGCAGGTACATCAGCAGGCACTACAAGTGCACCTAACTAGGAGTAAGATATGAGTTGTGGACCAAGTGAAGCATTAAAAGGATTAGCAGATTCTGTTGACGCACTTACTGAAAAGGCAGAGTCGTTAGTTAACGAATCACCACTAGGTAAACTAGGCGACTTAGAAGCACAGGCAGCAGACGCAGCCAATTCTGTAATGGGTAAGTTAGAAGCTATGGTACCGAGTATTAAGTTACCTGAGATCCCAGATCATTTAAAAACACTACAAGATGAGATGAAGGAAGTAGCAGCGTTCGTAGCTCTTGGTGCCTTAGCAGCCCCTCTTATGAAAATTAAAATAGATCAAATGAAAAAGAAGTGGGGAAGCCTAGGTTCAAATGTAAACATAGATAACCTGGCAGACAAACTAAGAACTGGAGCAATGGACTTAGATGATATATGTAAACTAGTTCCAAACTTAGATACTGATGGTATAAATATTACTGTTAAGGGAACACCAACTTCGTTTCCAGACATAGACCCTGTATCACTTTTAAAGGGTGTACCGTTACCACCTATGTCTAAACCAAAGATAGTTATAGACATTGTTGGCGGCGCCAAAAAACAAGGAGCAGATTTTTTAGACGTCGAGCTACCAACCTTTGATTTCTAAGTATAAATACTAATATGGCACTAGTTAAAAGAAAAGTATCGAGAATATACACAGACTTAGATCTTGCATTCGGCAAGAACTTCTTCTCAGATGATATTGATAAAAAGATAGATGTCAATGCTGTAAAGCAATCAATAAAGATATTATTGTCTACTATGCCTTATGAAAGACCGTTTCACCCAGAGTTGGGATCTGATATTCATAGGTCATTGTTTGAACCAATGGATGCTTTTACACCAGGACTTCTTAAGAAGAGAATATATAACACAATAGAAAACTTTGAACCTAGGGTTGAACTTGAAGATGTAGTTGTTACACCAAATTATGATTTACAGGAATATAAAGTAAGCGTCTATTTTAAAGTTGTCGGTGTACCTGAACCAGCAATACTAACACTAACATTATCTAGGTTAAGGTAAAAGAACTATGGCACAATTAAACGTATCAGAATTAGATTTTGATCAAATAAAAACAAATTTAAAAACATTTCTAAGCGCTCAAACAGAGTTTCAAGATTATAATTTTGAAGGATCTGGCATGTCAGTGCTTATAGATTTGTTAGCGTACAACACACATTACAATGGTATGTTGGCGCACATGTTAACAAACGAAAGTTTTCTTGACACAGCTATTAAAAGAGAGTCAGTGGTATCCATTGCTAAGTCATTAGGCTATACACCTAGATCTTACTTAGGAGCAACAGCAACTATTAATTTGGTTGTTACAGTACCCGCATCATTTAACGGAACATCGGTTACGTTATCTAGAAACGCATCTTTCGGAGGCACAGTAGATGGTAAAAGTTACTCGTTCCAACCAGTTGAAGACGTTACAGTTAACGCATCGGTGTCAGGTAGTAGTACACAATTCGTTTGGAACAACCTAGTTATACGAGAAGGGACAAGGGTATCTAATAAGTTTGCAGTTACAACAGCAAAACCTCAAGGGCCTTATGTTATTCCAAATTCAAAAATAGATACAACTACTATACGAGTAATGATTCAGGAATCATTATCAGATCTTACAGTTTCTACATGGTTAAAATCAGACAAGATATTAGATGTTAAAAGTGATTCTAAAACATATTGGGTAGAAGAAGGAATAGACTCTCTATCACAATTAAGATTTGGCGATAATGTATTGGGTAAAAAATTAGACACAGGTAATTTAATACTTATAGATTATATTGTAGCCTCAGGCCCAGGGGCTAATAACGCTAAGACATTTTCATCAAGTAGTAGAATAGCAACTTCAGGTGAAACGATAGCTATTACAACAGTTAGTAATTCATCCGGTGGTAACACATCAGAAAAAATTGATGAGATCAGACATAACGCACCAAGGTTTAACGCTACAAGAGATAGAGCAGTAACAGAGCAAGATTATAAAACATTAATTTTAGCCAGTAACTCCAACATACAATCAGTTGCAGTATGGGGTGGCGAAAAGAACGATCCCCCAATGTATGGTAGAGTTTTTATCTCTTTGAATCCTATATCAGGACAAATTATTACAGACCAAGATAAAGAAAATATTAAATCTAGCATCATCGATCCTAAAACACCGATAGCAATTATGCCAACGTTCGTTGATCCTGAGTACACACATATTAAACTTGGAGTAGGTATTACATACGATCCTAAGGTTACTATACTTACAAAAGGTGAAATGGAATTAGCTGCTAAAACATCAGTATCTAATTATTTTAATACAGATTTAAACAAGTTAAATAAGAGTTTCTATTATACTAAACTCCATGATAGATTAAAAGCTGTATCAGATTCTATAATTTCAATTAATATACAAATAGGATTACAAAAAAGAATTAAACCAAAATTAAATAGCCCTTACTTATACGACGCTAAGTTTAATCAGAAATTACAACCAAGGGAACTTAAGAGTAGCTACTTTAATATAACAGTTAATAACGTTATACACAAAGTATATCTATCTGATACACCAGCAGCAACAGTT